GGGGAAATCGAGGCCCTCGCCGGGCTCCAGGCGGTGGCCGCCGGAGGCCTCGACTCGGCGGCGGTGGGAGCTCCGGCTGCCGGAGGCGGGGCCCTCGAGAGCCTCGAGGCGGGCGCGGCGGAGGCCTCCGGCGAGGAGGAGGCCCTGCTGGGGGGAGCGGCCGCGGCCGCCGGCGCTCTGGAATCGCTCGGCGTGCTCGGGGACGGGCTCCTGACCTGGCAGGGAGGCGAGGTCCTCGAGGTTCCGTGGGATGGCGAGGAGATCTACATGATGCGGAGGATGACGTGAGCCAGTGCGTGAGGACCTATCGGGTAGGGGACGGGATCCCGTTTTTCGCGCAGCTCGTCGACGGCCGCGGAGCACCCATCGATCTCTCGGGCTTCGAGGTGACGTTCAAATTCAAGCTCGGATCGCAGCCGACTCTCCGCCGGCTGGCAACCGTCGTTGACGCGGCGGCCGGCCGCGTGGCGTACCTCACGCAGCCCGAAGATTTTTTCCTCGCGAGTGAAGATTGCTTCCGCGAGTGGGAGATCACCGACGCCGACACGGGCCGACTCGCGCATGCTCCCGTGCGGCGCATCAAGTTCGCAGTGATCGATCCCTTATGAGGAAAGCGCGGCCGCCATCGCGCGCGCGAAAGCAGCGCCGGCGGAGCAAGCCGGCGGCCGGGAGGTGGCAGGCCGAGAGCCTCGCGGAGGTGGCCGTGTTCTTCGGCGTGAGCACGGCGACGGTAAAGACGTGGCGACAGGAGCAGATGCCCGGGGAGGATGCTCCGTGGGACCTCGCGGCGATCTCGCGGTGGAAGATTGCGCGGCTCCAGGCCAGGCAGGGGCCGCAGGGGAAAAAGAAAAACCCTCGAGATCTCCTCGAGATGTTCAAGGCCCGCCGCGAGCGCCTCCGGTGGCTCCAGGACCGCGACGAATTGGTTCAGCGTAGCGAGCACGAGGCCCTCGTGCTCCAATTGATCGCCGCCTTCAAGGGAGGCCTCGAGCGCCTCAGCCTCACCCTTGGAGCCCTCACGGCCGGGCTCTCCCAAGAGGAGAGCACACGCGAGCATCAATTGGCCTTTGATCGGCTCCTCGAGGAGCTCGCGAGCAATGCAGATTTCGGAGACGATGCCGACGCCGACGCCGACGCCGATACAGGAGACCTCGACGAAGGGGCCCCAGCGGGCGGACAAGCTACGGCGGAGGTGGATGCAGGAAGTTCGCTCGGCCCTCCGGCCGAGGGAACGCCTCCAGGTTAGCGAGTGGGCAGACCGCTACCGGGTGCTCGGCGACGAGAGCCCGGAGCCCGGGCCGTGGCGGACCTCGAGGAGACCGTTCCTCCGCGAGGTGATGGATACGTTCTCCTCGCGAGAGACGAACGTCCTCGTGACCGTTTTCGCCAACCAACTCGGCAAAACGGAGATCCTCAACAATTGCATCGGGTGGGCGTCGGACCAGGCCCCCGGCCCGATGATGTTGACGTTCGATTCGGAGGACACCGGAAAGCGCCACGTCAAGACGCGCCTCCACAAGATGTTTCAATCGAGCCCGCAGCTCCGCGGAAACATCAAAGAGCTGGGCACAAAGATCATCGAGCTAAGGACATGCAACATCGTTGTCGCGTGGTCCGGCTCATCTGGCTCGATGGCCTCCACCCCGTGCCGCTACGTTTTCGCCGATGAGATCGACTCGTGGGAAACCTACTCGGAGGAGCAGAGCCACGGATCCCCGGTTGCACAATGCGAGGTCCGCGTCCGCGCTTTTGGAGAGATCGGAAAACAGTATTACTCGGGGACGCCGACAACGGAGGAGGCCTACCTCTGGCCGCTCTTCCAGACAACGGACCGCCGGCGCTATTGGGTGCCGTGCCCGCATTGCGGCCGCCATCAAATCCTCATCTTCGAGCGGCTCAAGTGGGAGAAGGGCAAAGACCCGCTTGAAATCGTGGATCGGCGCCTCGCGTGGATGGAATGCGAGCATTGCCAGGGGGAGATCCGCGACAACAACAAGGCGAAGATGCTCGCCGGCGGAGTGTGGGCCCCTCACGGGTGCCGCGTGGTCGACGGGGAGATCGTTGGCAATCGGCCGCCGGCCTGGCGCGCCGGATTCCATCTCTCGGTCCTCTACTCGGAGCAGCTCTCTTTTTCGCGCGTGGCCGCAAAATACCTCGCGGCCATCGGCGACGACGGCGAGATGCACAATTTCTACAACCTTTTCCTCGCCGAGCCCTACCGGCGGAAAGTGGAATCGGTTGCCGAGCGCGGAATTCGCAAGGCCGCGCGCGGATACAAGCGCGGGACGGTGCCCGATGATTGCCAGCGGCTCATCGCGGGCATCGATGTGCAGCAAGATCATTTTTGGTACGTGGTCCGCGGGTGGGGACAGAAGGAAAAGAGCGCTCTTGTGGACTGGGGACGCCTCGAGACCTGGCAGGACCTCACCACTCTTGCGCGGCGCGTGTTCCCGCGCTCCGGCGGAGGCCAGATGGGCCTCGATCTCATCCTCATCGATGCCGGATATGAGCCGGCAAAGGTTCACGACTGGCAGCGCGCGCACGGCCCCCTCGTGCGCGCCACGAAGGGCAGCGACTCCCCGGCGCTCCGGCTCAACATCTCCCACTCAAGCCCCCGGCCCGGGTGGCTCCTCTGGACGTTCAAGGCGAATTTCTTCAAGGACAACCTCGCGAAACACATCAACTCGCGGCCCGATTTGAACGACCGCGGGGAGCCAACGGGGGAATGGTGGGGAGAGTGGACGATCCCGAGCGAGATCGATGAAGAGTACGTCCGGCAGATGACCAGCGAGCGCCGCGAGTGGATCCGGAAGCGGGGCCGGCGCTATTGTGTGTGGAGCCCGAAGACCGAGACGACACCAAATCACCTGTGGGACTGCGAGGTCCTCTGTGAGGTGGGGGCGGAGCTCCTCCTGGTGCGGTTTCTTCACGTCCCTATCGACGCGCCGGCGGCCCCGGCAGCTCCGAAGGGGACCGCGGCGGAGGCCGGCCGGAGCCCCCCGGAGGACTGGCTCGAGGCGGATGGTTTCCTCGAGGGAGGCGATGGATGGCTCGACCCTGGATAGATCCGGATGACTGGAGCCCGGAGNNCCCCCCCCGCCGGCGGCCCCCCTCGTGGACGCGCTCCGCGTTGTCGTATGGGTGCCAATCCGGTGCCCTTACTGCCGTTCGCAAGATTGCCCGGTGACCAGCTCGGGGCCGCCGGTGCTCCCGCGGACCCGATACCACACGTGCCGCGCGTGCGGCCAGGCCTTCAAATCCATCGAGGCCGCAGGCCCGAAGTAGTCTACAGGGAATGGAAATCCCGATGGGATTTCGCGGGGGCCCGTGGGAGCGTGCCGGCATGGCAGACCCCATTGAAGACGCGGCCGCGGCAACCGAGGCGACCATCGCGCGCGCGGCCGCATCGCGCATCCAGGGCTACAAGATCGGCGACCGCGAGGTGCAATACGTTCCGATCGAGCAGCTCCTCGACGCGCGCGAGCGATTGCAGCGCCTCAGGCCCGGCGGCCAGGGCCACGCGCACAACGTCATCGAGGTCCTCGACGCATGAGCTCCTCCATGCCCGAGGAGACGGCCCTCGACAGGTTCTCGCGGAAGTACTTTCCGGGGTGGCATTCTCGCCGGCAGGCGGCGCGCTTCGAGGCCCACCGCATCGAGGTTGCGGCGGAGATGCTCGAGACGGCCCGGCAGGAATTCCGCCGGGGTGGCTATGAGGGGGCCTCCAAGAGCCCCGGCATGGCCGAATGGTCCCCATCCAACTCCTCCGCGGACGAGGACCTTCTCCCCGACCTGGACAACCTCCGCGCGCGCGCGCGTGACCTCGACCGAAACGACCCCCACGCGGACGGGCTCGCGAATGCGTTTGCGGATGCAATCGTGGGATCCGGGCTCGTGCCGCAGCCCCTCATCGATGTGGAGGAGCTCGGGATCTCCGAGGAGGAGGGCCGGAGCTTCTCTCGGCAGGCGGTGAGGATCTTTCGGGAGCGATGGTGGCCACACGCGGACTATGCGGGCAATCTCCCGTTCGGGGAGCTCCAGCGCGTTGCGGCCTATGGGTGCTTTATGAGCGGCGACGGATGGGGGATCCTTCGACCTCGCGAGATCAAGGGGAGGCTCTCAACGCGCATCCAGCTCATCGAGGCGGATCAGGTGATGACGCCTCCGCAGGAGACCGGAAAAACCAACGTCCGCGAGGGCGTGATCCTCGATGAGTTTGGGCACCACGCGGCCGTGTGGGTGAAGAAAACCCACCCCGGGGATTTCATCAACCGCGGCGCCGGCGGCTACAGCCTGAACGATTTCATCAAGGTGCCCACGCACGATGAGGCCGGACGAAAGGTTGTCCTCCGGATGTGGAGGACCCGCCGGCCTGGGCAATCGCGCGGAGCCCCGGCCCTCGCGTCGGCCCTCAGTTTCTTTCGAGAGCTCAAACAGTACATGAAGGCGGAGCTCATGGCGGCCAAGATTGCCGCGTGCTTTGCCGTGTTCATCTCGACCGAGGACCCCCTGGGGCTCGCCGCGGCCAACGCGCAATCCAGGGTGCGGAGGGATGAGCAGATCCGGCCCGGGACCGTCAAATATATGGGGCTCGGAGATCGAGTGGAGATCGCGAAGCCCGGCCGCAATGCGGGGGACTTCGCGGGCTTCCTCGACGTGGCGCTCCGTGCGGTGGGTTGCGGCGTCCGGACGCCTCCGGAAATCACCGGCAACGATTTCTCACGGACCACGTACACGAGCGGGCGGATGGCGCTCACGATGGCGCGCGCGGGGTGGGCCATCTGGCAGGGCCTCATGGCGAGCGAGTTTTGCCAGCCCGTATATGAGCGCGTGATCCTCGAGGCCGTGCTCCGCGGTGAGCTCCGCGCGCGGGGCTTCCTGGACAACCCCGAGGCGTGGACGCGCGCGCGGTGGAAGGGGCCCGCGCAAACGTGGGTGGATCCGCAGCGCGAGGTAGATGCCACGCTCAACGCGGTGGCGGGCAACCTCACGACGTATGCGGATGAATGCGCGGCCCGAGGGGTGCATTGGGAGGATCTTTTCGAGCAGCGAGCCAAGGAGGAGGCCCTCCGGGAAAGGCTCAACCTCCCGGCTTTTGCTCCCGCCGGCCAGCAGCAGCAGCAGCCCGAGGAGCCCGCGCGCAACGCGGGCAAGAAGGAAAACAAGAAGCCCGAGAGCGAGGACGGCGACGCATGAAGAAGACCGCGGACAAGCGACCAACGCGCAACACGGAACGGCTCGAGTTCAATTTCGATTTCGCGGACCTCGCGCCGGACGCTTTCGAGTCCTCCCCGGAGCCCGGAGGCGGGGGGACCATCAAGGGCATTTGCGTGATGTCGGCCGGCGTGCTTTTCGACCGCTTCCTCGAGTTCGATGGCAAGACCCTCGATGCGGTTGTGACCCTGGGAAACAAGCCGAAAAAGGGCGTGCAATCGTTCCGCGGCCACGCCTGGGAGCTCGGCGCGCATCTCGGGTGGGTGACGAATTTCCGCCGCGACGGCGAAAAGGTGAGGGCCGACCTCAAGATCTCCAAGATGGCCGCAGCGAGCCCCGATGGGGACTTCGGGGCCTACGTGATGGCCATGGCCAAAGAGGAGCCACACGCAATCGGGGCCTCCATCGTGATCTACAGCGCGCGCTATGAGTGGCGCCTCGAGAAGGACGGCACCACCAAGAAGGACGACAAGGGCCGGATGCTCCCGCCGGTCCTCCGGCCCGAGAGCCTCGAGAGTGTGGACATCGTAGGGCGTGGCGCGGCCACCCCCGGGGGACTCTTTGCGGCTCAAGAGCCCCAGCGACCCGAACCAGATGAAAACCAGCCCGGCTCGGCGCCGGCAGAACAGGAGACCACGATGACGCAAGCAGCAGCACAAGCAGAGACCCCGGCGCCGGTGGCCCCCGCAGCGGCTCCGGACGCGGCCGCAATTCGCGCGCAGGCGCTCGCCGACGAGCGCAAGCGGACGGCGGCCATTTTCGCGGCGGCCCTCCCGGGCCAGGAGGAGATCGCGCGGAAGGCGGTTTCCGATGGCATCTCAGTGGAGGCGGCCATGGGGCTTTTCCTCCAGGACGCGCGCGCGCGCGGCGCTCAGGCGCTTCAGGCGCTCAACAAAGACCCGGCCCCGGGTCTCCCCGGCACGACCCCCCCGCCGGCGCCGGGCGCGTCCACGAAGCCCTCGGAGCAGGCCGCCGGCGCTGGGAGCCCGCTCGGACCCGATGGGAAGTTCTCGGCCGACGCGGCCAAGGCGGCCTGGGCGAAGCGCACGGCCGCCGAAGAGAACGAGTTCAAGACCGAGGAGGCGTTTTGCGCCTACTGGAAAAACGCGGCCGTGCGAAACCCCAACGGTGAGCCCCGGTTCTACCGGCGCCGGGAAGGCTACACGCGCATCCAGGGCTCGGACGAAAACTGACCCCCCGCGCGGCGCGACCGTTCACAACCGAAACAAAGCGACTTTCAGGAGATCATAGATGGCTCTCGCCAAAGACACCCCCCTCCCCGAGATCATCGGAGACTACGCGGATGCCCCCGTGGCGGCCGCGACCGTGATTTACGAGGGCTCCCTCGTGGCGGTTTCCGCCGCTGGCTACGCAAAGCCAGCGGCCGACGGCGACACCCTGTTTCTCGGCGTGTGCGAGAAGAAGGCCGACAACTCGGCCGGGGCCGCCGGCGCGATCAACGCGCGCGTGAAGCGCGGGATTCAGTACCGCGTGATGGCGCTCTCCGGAGCGGCCCAGGCGGACGTGGGCGATGCGGTCTACGCGACCGCCGACGACACGATCACGAAGACCGCCGGCACGGCGCTCCCCATCGGGAAGATCCACGCTTTCCTGGGGAGCGGCCAGGTGATCGTTCTCTTGCAGCCGAATCTCTGAAAAAGGCCGAGTGAATCGACGGGGCCCGAAAACGCGGCTCCAGAAAGGACCAAGGACTCATGGGAATTTCCAGGCTCGGCCTCCGCGGAGTGCAAGGCCGATTTTATCTCGAATACGAAAACATCCTCGCCGCCGGGTGGCAGAACGATGTTTCCGTGTTCGTCACGACCGATCAGGAGCTCGAGGAGTACGGCTGGATCAGCCAGGCCCCGATGCTCCGCGAGTGGATCGGAGGCCGCAAGGTTGCGGCTCTCTCCGAAAACTCGGTGATCGTCCGAAACAAGACCTTTGAGGCGACCATCGGAATCCCGGTGGACGACATCCGCCGGGACAAGAGCGCGCAAATCGGCATCCGCGTCAACGGCCTGGCCGGCCGCGCCGCGGACCATCCGCACGTCCTTCTGACCGCGCTCATCGAGAGCCCCGGAAACTGCTACGATGGCTCCGCGTTTTTCGGGACGGCCCACGCGGAGGGAGCGAGCGGAACGCAGGTGAACGCGTTCACCAACTCGCAAATTTCCGTCCTCAACGTGGCGGACCACACGGCCGTTACCCCGGCCGAGCTCATCAATTGCGTCCTGAAGGTTGTCGAGGCGATGTTTGCCTTCAAGGATGACCAGGGCCAGGTGATGAACGCCAACGCCAAGGCGTTCACCGTGATGGTTCCCTCCGGGATGTGGGCGAGCGCCATCCAGGCGTTCTCGCTCTCCGTGATTCTCGAGGGTGGGCAGCCGAGGATCAACCCCATCACCAACGTGAATGGGTACACGTTCCGGGTGATCGTCAACCCGCGCCTCACGGCGGCCTCGGTTTTCTACGTGTTCCGCACGGACGGGAGCGCGAAACCGTTCGTGTTCCAGGAGGAGCTTTTCGAGACCGACGAGAAGGATGAGACCTTCGAGAACAATCGCGTCCTCTTCGGGGTGAAAGCCATCCGAAACGTCGGGCCGCTCTTCTGGCAGATGGCCGCCAAGGCCACCCTTTCCTGATTTCTTGAGGAGCCGGGAGGGGCGTGAGGCATACGGCCAGCCTCCCCCCCCTCCGCTCTTTGCCATGCCATTCAAAGACGAGACCATCGAGGACTTCCGCGAGATCCTCGAGCAGGGAGGCGAGTTCTCGGAGACCGTGTGGTTCCAAGGGAGCGCCTCTACCGGGCCGCTCCCTTGGCGGCCCGTGCTCGTGGCGCTCCGGGAGCTCGGCCAAAGCGAGGCGCTCTCGCTCGGGCTCTCGATGGGTCCGCAAAACTCGGCCCTCGAGATCCACGCCTCGCGCGACGCGGCCGGCATCCAGGCCGCGGAGATCGGGCAGGACAAAATCCGGAGGTATCCCGGCACCAAAAACGCTCGCGATTACATCGTCGTCAAGACCCCCCAGCCATCGGACCCGGGCGCGTTCCGGTTCTTTGCCATTGCCTGACCCGGCCATCATCTCCATCGTGAAATCGCGGATCGTGGAAGACACGCTCATCGATTCCCCGAAACACATGAACGCCAACCTCAACAGGCAATCGAGGAGCGCCACGAGTGAATTCGGCCGCCAGTTCACC